TAAAGATAATTTTATTAATTCAATGTGGGATATGCCTTTTGAATCAGAAACAGGCGAATATGATAATGATGGTAACATGATTATTGAATATGATTATTTTGGAGAGTGGGAATTAAAAGAACAAATAGATTTTTGTGAGTCTAACGATTATCTTTTTAATAAACATGGAAAATTAACAGGGCATTTACAGGAGGTGCAAGAATGAGCAACGATAACAAATGGATACATGATTACTATGATGAGAGGTGGCAACATTACTATGATGTATTGTGTAAGGATATAAAAGACATAGGACAGGTAGAAGATATAGCTGATAGACTAGCTATGGAAGATGTATATAATTTAAATATGGAGGGATAAAGATATGAAAGCATTTACAAGCACAATAACCTATTCAGTTTTTGATATGGGTATGGAGTGTGAAACAAAAGAAGAATATATAGAAAGAGTTAAACAATCTTTTTATGAAGAACATAATATTATATTAGAAGACAATGAGATAACTGATATAGAATTTGAGGAGGTAGAAGAAAATGAGTAGAACATACAACGAATACTATTTTGAAAAGCTAGATGTCATGGACAAGCTTAACGAGATAGGATTATTGACAAGACTTTTAAGGATAGTCTATAAAGAACAAGGGCTAGAAACAATTAAGTATCTAGTTTGTAACAAAACAAATCGTAACTTTATCTGGTTTAATGATGAGATGATGACCGATATAATTAGCGATATAGAGGAGGGCGTAAGCTATGAGAACTAAGACGTATGTAATGACAGTAGAAAAGAATAGTAATGAGGTGCTAGACCAACTAAATAAACTTCAAGAGGTTAAACAAAGTGTTAGTCTGTTGAACAAACACAGCCCCAAAAAACACTATGTAAAATGTCAGGGCAGGTGGGGTAAAGACAACCCTAATTATAATGGTAGACAGATTCCCTTTTGTCCTTTAGCTGATGCAGTTAAATGGGATGTCTACATTTATCAAGCGAGATAGATACAGATGAAAGCATATATAGAAACAGATGAACAATATACAGCTAGGGTACATAATCTAAAATGTTTTGAGAGATTAAAAAATATTGCAGAAGATATTATTGCAGATGATGAGTGGGTAAAAGATAGTCATACTCAAGCAGAACATAATGGTATTAAAGCAGGGCTATATGCTTTGATACATCACTTAGAGGAGGTAGATGATAATGACAATTAAAGAATATTATAACTTAAGAGAAGCTATGAGTAATTTAGATACTCTTATTGATGATTGTTCAACAGAAGTTGCAGAAGCTATTGATAAAGTATGGGATTTAATAGATGAAATAAAAACAGAGGAGGGCTAGATGAATAAACCTAAATACATTGAAGCTAGATATAACGCATATCTTAACTGGGATTTAGATGAAGAGGGTATTGATTGGGACAAGGTAAAAGACTGGGACATAAGTCGTATGACTTTAACTATTGATTTCAAAGATGGAACTTCACAAAGCTATGAAGCGTGGGACGTTGGTGAAATAGATTTCAAACATGGTATGGAAGAGGTGCTTGTCCTTGACGAGGACTGGAGTAGAGTGGAGGGATTGAACGGATGAACAACAAAACATTATACAAAAGACTTGATGAGATATGTGCAAGAGAACATATAGTAAATAAATTATCGGCTAATAAATACAGAACATTTGTCGACTTATTATATGCTGACTTAATTTCTTGGGACAATCCTTTAGATGTGTCAGAGATAGACATAGTACATAGGATAGGAGAACACCTAACACGCATGGTGAGTAGTATGCTAGTCTATCCTAACATAGGTACTGTCCATGATTAACAAGCTCTTAGAAAGGCTTAGAAATAAATAACAAATAATGCTTGACAGCTAACAAAATAGGAGTAGAATTATTTTAAAATTAAAAACATATATAAAAATTATCTTTAATTAATTTATATATCTTTTAATATAGTAATAATAATATTATATAATTATGACAGAATATTATAGTGCAGTAGAACTGCAAAGAATAAAACTAGAAGAAGAACAACTTGATAAAGATATAACTTTTATAGAGTTTACATTTAAACAAGGTAAATGGGATAGACAAATCACAGGTTACAAAAGTGGTAGAAGAGTTGTTAAATATAATGACAAAAGAAAAAAGGAGAAGGTGATATATGAATAGACAAAATGTAATGATAGGTATGTTAGTAATAGGGACACTTGCTTTGTCTTGTTACACAGTAATTAGTAACGACAAAGAGATGAACAATCTTAGTAGACAGATGTATAAACTTAAACAAGAGCAGTCAACAGTGACTACTAAAATAAATGTACTCTTTGATAACTATAGTGCTATTGATGGAGCATTAAGTTACTACGAAGAAGATACTAGTATTAATTTGGACAAGCTTTCTGAGGCTGACAACATGTTAATGGGTAGGTTAGAAAGTATACAAGATACACAACAAGAACAAGGGCAGGAGTTGGTAGAGGTTAGGGAAGAATACTCTGCAACAGGTGGGTTTGGTGTCTTGACAGGCGAGATTAATGTGGGACAGACACTTGAACCCATTGAAATTGTTGAAGCTCCTGTAGTTGTAGTAGAAGAACCAGAGCCAGAGGTTATAGTAGAGCCTGTAGTAGTGCCTATTGTTTACCCATGCCCTAGTCCTGATAGGTCTGTGGACTTTGGAAGATACATAAGTAAGATTGTATTTAGTAGAGACCTTAGATTTAAAATATCTTATGACATACAAGATGACATGATTACTAATATAGTTTTCTCTAAGAAAGTAAACAGTAAAGTAAACAGGGCTGTTATTAAATACTTAGACAACGCTATAGATACTACAAACAATACAACTAACTGTAGTATTCCATTCGCAATAGAAGTATAGTATGTTAGGACAAGTGACAGGCTTTATAATCATTGGTTCTTTTATAACTTTCTGTGTGATTGGAGTTGTGTTATTAATAATAGATAGTGAGAAAAAACTTGATGAATAGAATAATAACAGAAGATGAAGATGGCTTTAGAAAATTAACAGCAGGCGAATACAGACAGTTTGATATGTGGATAGCTAAGAACAATGAAGAGCTATACCAGAACAAGATTGCATACGAGACAAGGTGGGGTAAAGACCAATACTTTTATGTGAAATTGTTAGATGAAAGTTTAGTATCTTTTAATGAGATACTGCTTGACAGTTGAGGATAAGGGTGGTTTAATAGCCACGTGTTTTCAGGTATGTTCATAGGTGTAGCCCTCAACTAACCTTCCTGAACCTAAGACATACGATTTAATCGTGCGAGTTTCTAGTCTCGTGCCACAAAAACTAGACTAAGTTTTACAAGGTGTTCGAGCTACTGTAAAATCTTTAGAGGTGGCAACACTTATTAAAGTTGTAGCTGAAATGGGATGAGAACTAAACCGATTACCTTCCCTTGTGAATAGTGCTGGTTATCACTCAAAAGTGACCCTTTTAATTTTAAAGCTGGAGGGCTGTGTGAATTTATATTTTAAATCAACAACACTAAACAAAGAAATAGCATGGACATGGACAGACATGGACAAAGCCTATTGGAATACATGGATACCTAAGAAGTCTGATATCAAAATCGTTACAAGACTTAACAAAGAACAAAAGAAACAAGCACTTGATGAGTTATGGGAAGACTTGCAATCCTCTATTCAATTTACAAAGGATAGGAACAACGCAAGAAGAAGAGAGAAACGAGTTGCATCTAAAAAATAGATGTGATAGAATCTTTAAACATAATTAAATCCAATGGAGGAAAGTAATATGTATGAGTATATAGAAGGAAAAGCTATGTGGGCTAATGTCAGCACACCAAACACTAAGTTTGAACCACATAAGTATGGAATAGTAGTGTTGACTGATGTTGATACTGCGAATAGGCTAGAGGGTATGGGATTATCACAGGTTAGAACCAGAGATGGACAGCCTAAGTATGATGAGCCAGCATTCTCTTTCTCTAGGAAAGTAGAAAAGCATGACGGAACTATTAATGTAGCACCTAAGTTAGTTGACGGAGACGGCAACGAGTTAGACGCTAGTGTTGGTAATGGTTCTGATATTACTGTGAAGATTAAACCTTACACAGGAAAGTATGGTACGTTTGCTGAGTTAATAGCAGTAAAGGTTACTAACTTAATTGAATATTCTGAAAGCACTTCAGAAGATAACGAGGAATTTTAATATGATAATTACTATTACAAAAGATGACGGACAGATAGTATATGATACTACTATGATTGAGGATGAGAACGCGAGAGCTAATGCTAACATGTCTATCAGTAAGATAGGTACGTTGAATGTTCTTGTTGAAGCCCTGAACTTTGCTTCAGGTACACATCAAAACAATCTTGAACTTCTACTACAAAATGCTGAAGAAGCTGTAGTAGATACACCTAGTGGCGATGAGCCTGAAGGGGATGACGAAGACGTAGCCGAAGAAGATTCAACAGAAGAATCCTAGTAGCATAAATGAGGGCTAACATGGATAAGACGTGGGATAAACTGCATCAACCTTGTCCACTTTGTAACAGTAGCGATGCTGTTGGAATCAATGAAGACGATTCAGCAAAGTGTTTCAGTTGTGGTGAGTTCATGCCAAGTTATACAAACGCATGTGGAGGAAAGGATATGCAAACAGCAACGACAACACCGACCAAACAACCTGACGTGGTAGACGAGGGAAAATTTTCTGCTCTTACAGATAGGAAGATAACCCAAGCAACTGCTACTAAGTATGGAGTTAAATGCGTACATGACCTAAGAGGAAATGTGGTTAAGCATTTGTACCCATACTACAATGGGCATGAGCTATCAGCTACTAAGTATCGTAGTGTAGTAAGCAAAGACTTCTTTGTTTCCGGAACGTATAACGATACAGGACTGTTTGGTCAACAGTTATTTAAGGGTGGTAAGTACGTTACTATCACCGAAGGCGAGTGTGATGCAATGGCTGCCTATGAACTACTTGGTTCTAAGTGGGCAGTAGTATCTATTAAGCGTGGTGCACAGGGTGCAGTTAAAGATATTAAAGAAAGCTTAGAGTTCTTTGAAGAGTTTGAGAATGTAATCATTGCATTTGATAATGACAAGGCAGGTAAGGAAGCAGCTATTAAAGTTGCTAGATTATTTAAACCTAGTAAAGCAAAGATACTTACACTACCACATGGCTACAAAGACCCTAACGATATGCTTCGTTCCAACAGACATAAAGAATTTGTTGAGGCTTGGTGGGCTTCTAAAGTTTACACACCTTCTGGTGTTATAAATGTTTCAGAGCAACGTGAGAAGTTTCACAATCGTGAAAGAAAAGAAAGCGTACCTTATCCTTATGAAGGATTAAACAAAAAGTTATATGGTCTTAGACAAGGAGAACTTGTTACCCTTACAGGTGGCACAGGTCTTGGTAAGTCTAGTGTAACTAGGGAACTTGAACATCATCTTATAAAACACACCAATGATAACGTAGGTATCATAGCATTAGAAGAAGATTGGAGACGTACCATTGATGGTATCTTATCTATCGAAGCTAACGCTAGGTTATACGTTGACCAAGAACGTGATAAGTTTTCTAAAGAAGAACTTGATAAGATGTTTGATATACTTTATGACGGAGAAAATCGTAATAGAGTATGGGTGCATTCACACTTTGGAACGAATGACATTGATGATATCTTTACCAAGCTACGCTTTATGATTATAGGGTGCGACTGCAAGTGGGTGGTAGTAGACCATTTACATATGTTAGTTAGTGCTGTACATGACGGAGATGAAAGACGAGCCATTGATTCTATTATGACTAGACTTAGAAGTTTAGTAGAAGAGACAGGTGCAGGTATCATTTTAGTTTCACACTTACGTAGAGTTGATGGTAACAAAGGACATGAGAATGGTATAGAGGTTTCACTATCTCATCTACGTGGCTCAAATAGTATTGGACAACTATCCGATTGTGTTATAGCATTGGAAAGAAATCAACAGTCTGCTGACCCAGAAGAAGCAAGGACAACTAAGCTTCGTATTCTTAAATCAAGATACACAGGTGATGTCGGTATGGCATGTAGTGTGGTGTATGATTCAGATACAGGCAGATTGTCTGAAGTATCTAATGATGACATAGAGTTTGATGACGGACAGGATGAGGCATTTTAGTGCAGTTAGTATTTGATATAGAAACAGATGACCTGAAGGCAACAAAGATACATTGTATTGTTGCACAAGATGTAGACACAGAAGAGATATTTAGATTTCCACCTGACAAACTACAAGAAGGTTATGAGTTTTTAACAACAGCAGATACTCTGATAGGACACAACATCATTGGCTTTGATATACCAATGGTGCATAAGTTTAGTGATGTTGACCTATCTAATATACCGGTAATAGATACCCTTGTTTTTTCTAGGTTGTTTAATCCTAACAGAGATGGAGGACACAGCTTAGAGAAGTGGGGATACAAGTTAGGCTACCATAAGATAGAGTTCTCAGACTATCTTAACTACTCAGAAGACATGATGACCTACTGTGTACGTGATGTTCAGCTCAATGCAGTAGTATTAAAAGAACTAAGAAAAGAAAGTAAAGGCTTTGGTGCAGACTCTATAGCAATAGAGACACGTATAGCAGACATAGTTAAACAACAAGAAACAAATGGATTCAGGTTTGATACTCAACATGCCGTGCTCTTACTTGCTGAACTTAGAGAAAAGAAACAAGCAATAGAAGATGAGGTACACAATACCTTCAAGCCCAAGTGGGTAGATGATAAACTTGTGTCACCTTATATTAAAAAAGATGGTGAACTATCTAAGCGTGGTCTTACAGATGACGAGTACGCTAGATGTATTAGTACCCAGAACATGAATCCTTTTATGCGACAATCATTACAAGAGTTTAATCTTGGTTCGCGTAAACAAATAGGCGAATACCTTATTGACTTTGGATGGAAGCCTGAAAGGTTTACACCTACAGGTCAGCCGATAGTAGATGAGAAAACTTTATCTGCAATCACACACATACACGAAGCTAACTTAATAGCACAATTCTTATTACTTCAAAAGCGTATAGCTCAGATTGATTCTTGGATTGAGGCTACTGAAGATGACAATAGGGTACATGGTTTCGTGATACCTAATGGTGCTATCACCGGAAGAATGACACACAGAAATCCTAACATGGCACAAGTGCCTAGTTCTCATAGCCCTTATGGTAAAGAATGTAGAGCATGTTGGATTGTAGAAGATAATAATGTCTTACTAGGTGTTGATGCTTCTGGTCTAGAGATAAGAATGTTAGCACACTATATGAATGACGAGGAATACACAAATGAAATACTCAACGGAGACATCCACACAGCAAATCAAAAACTTGCAAAACTTAAATCTAGAGATACGGCAAAGACATTCATCTATGCACTCATGTACGGAGCAGGAGATGAGAAGCTTGGCAAAGTGGTTGGAGGAAATACAGCAGATGGTAAAAGAGCTAGACAATATTTCTTTGATAATAAACCTTCATTTAAATCTCTTAGAGATAGGGTGCAAAGAGCATCAACAAAAAAATATCTCAAAGGGTTAGATGGTAGAAAGCTATATGTTCGTAACCAACACTCAGCCCTGAACACTTTGTTACAGGGAGCAGGTGCAATTGTTATGAAGAAAGGCTTGATACTATTAGATGACATGTTAAAATTAAACAACATAGAATATAAATTTGTTGCTAACATTCACGATGAGTGGCAGATAGAAGTAAAAGAAAGCCAAGCAGATTTTGCAGGAAGACTGGCTGTAGATAGTATTATAAAAGCAGGTGAACATTTTAACCTTCGCTGTCCTCTTGATGGTGAATACAAGACAGGAGTAAATTGGAGTGAAACCCACTAAAGAAGATAGGAAGAAGTTTGATATTGATTTAGAGTATGGAGAGATAAGAGAAGATAAGATAAAGGATATGCTAACCGGCAAGAAGATAGAGGTTAAGTCAGAGAAAGGAATGTGGATGAAGACAGGTAACATATGTATAGAGTATGAGTCTTGGAATAAACCTTCTGGTATTAGAGCAACTGAATCAGACTATTGGTTTCATAACTTATGTGTAGGAGACAATGAGTTTTGTACTCTTGTATTTAAAACAGATGTACTTAGAACTATAGTTGATAAGCTTGATACATTTAAAACTGTAGCAGGTGGAGACCACAACGCAAGTAAAATGTACTTAGTAAATCTACAGAAATTATTCTCATCAGATGTAATAAAAGCATTCAAGGATTCAGAAGATGGAAAAAAATAAAAAAACACTTGACAGTTCTAGTCAAGAAGTATATAATACATTGTCGGCTAATAAGTTTAAGTCGGAATCTGGACATTGGTATACCCAAGAGGGCGACCCAATGTACACAGTCATAGGTGCTAATGGTAAGGAAAGAAACACTACCCTTAGAGATGCAAAGAAAGATAACCTAGTACCTTCTGTCACAACTGTTCTCGGTATGATAGCCAAACCCTCGTTAGAGAACTGGAAAATAAATCAAGCACTTAATTCTGCCATGACGTTAGAGAAAGACGTGTTAGAATCTGTAGAAGAATTTGCTTACAGATGTAAGATAGACTCTAAGAAGATAGGACAAGAGGCTGCAAAAAAAGGTACTGAAATTCACGCCATGATTGAACGAGGTTTCTTAGGGGAAGAAGAAACAGAAACTTACTGCGTTATTAAGAATTATTTAAATGATAAATTTCCAGATGAAGAATGGATAGCTGAAGCTTCCTTCTGTGCTGACTTAGGTTATGGTGGTAAGATAGATTTATATTCTAAGTCTGGTATCTTTGTTGACTTTAAAACTAAAGATAACTTAGAGGGTAAAGACCCAGCCAAGTTAGTATACGATGAACATGGTATGCAGTTGTCTGCTTATGCACAAGGCTGTGGCTTTGAGGATGTAGAAAGAGTATCTATATTTATAGATAGAGAAGACACAGAACTTATAGCCTGTCATGTATGGGATAAAGACACACAGAAAAAACATACAGAAATGTTTAATAGCATTTTAAATTATTGGAAACTCGTAAAGAATTATGAATCAAAAAAAATCTAGACAGATAAGACGTAAAGCAGAACAGCTACTAATAGATTGGATTAGAACTCTAGTACCTGAAGAAGAAGATGCTACTAAAATAACTAAGAAAAACTTACATGAATTTGTACCTGAACAAACGCACATCTTTGCTAACAATAAGTTTATGATAAGTGCTTACAGTCTTCGATGGTTTTATAAAGAGGTTAAAAGAAATCCTGATATAACTTTAGAAGAACTAAGTGGTTAGACGAGTACCTAGAAAAGCAAGACCTAAGAAAGTTAATGTCCCTAAAGGATACGACAGCTCATGGGAATATGTTTTACATTCAACGATACTACAGCAGTGGAAACATCATTGGGATAACATTCACTATGTAGTTAAGCACAGATATGAGCCTGACTTTGTAAAGATAATAGATGGTAAAACTATTTTGCTTGAAGCTAAAGGTAGGTTCTGGGACTATGCAGAGTATAGTAAGTACATACATATAAGAGAAGCATTAGATAGTGATACAGAGTTAGTGTTTCTTTTTCAGAAACCTTTCTCGCCTATGCCACAAGCTAAGAAAAGAAAAGACGGAACTAAAAGAACCCATGCTGAATGGGCAGATACAAATAATTTTACATGGTATAGTGAAGAAACATTACCAAAGGAGTGGATGAATGAAATATAAATTTAATGAAGATGCAACACTAAAACAAATACAAACATATATTG